GCAGATATAATAATTGAAAATATACTGCAAAGATTGGATAAAAATGATATTGTTATAGCTACATTACTAAATAAGAAATATGATATATCTGATTTGGTTACATCCATAAGTAATGATATATATTCTAAAATTGATACCGTAATATCAGAAAAGAGATCTCAAACTTATGAGACTGACATATATAGTTCTGTTACAGATGTAGTCTCCGATATACTCGATTCTGTGTTGAGTGATATTAAAAAAGAATATGAAAAATTAGATATTGTATTGTCAACAGAATCATCTGTCAATGAAGTGATTGACACAGTTATTTTCACATTAGGATATAACACATTTAGTTTAGATAGTCACATTGCAGGATTACAGGAGACTAATTACATAACAGATTTAGTCATAACTAAAATGTCTCAAAGAGATTTTTATATTGACATAGTAATCTCTAAATCCATTGAGAAAATTAATAAGAGCGATTTGGTGATTTCTACATCTGAAATTAGGAATGCAATACTCGATGCTGTGATATCTTCAATAGTCTCAAAGATAAACAAGAGTGATGTTGTTCTGTCAATTCTTTCAGAAGACAGAGAATATATATCAGATTTGGTTGCATTAATTACAAGTGAAGCGACAACTAAATTGGATACATTCTTAACAGATATATTGGATGTCTCATTTGAAAGTGATATTTCAATATCTTTAGAATCCATTATTAAAGACACCCTTGATGTAGTCATTGGAAGAATCCAAAGAGTTAAACCTATATTAGATATAACAATAGAAAGTGAAGAAGAACTCAGAAATAAATTAGATTTAGTAATAGAGTCATTCAGTTCTAAAGAATTCATATCTGATATTGTTAATTCAAAATCAAGTGAAATCGATTATATGTCAGATTTGGTAATTAGGAAAATAATATATAAAACTTATTATTTAGACATAATACTTACGAAATCAAGTGTTAGAGAATATTTAATGGATTTGATACTATCTCAAACTGAAAGTAAGAACATTAAAGCTGATACTTTACTTTCGATTAAATCAACCGCAACAGAAGATGTTGATGTAGTCATAGCAAAAAAGATTGTTAAATACACATTATTGGATATTGTAAACACATCAATATCTGATTACACTTCAAAGTTAGATACATATTTAACCACTTCAGAATTATCGGGTTATTTAGTGGATTTAATAGTATCTGAAATTAATAAAGAATTTGGATATTATTCGGATTTAATAGTGTCGGAGTTAGACAAGACACTCAATTACGTCCTAGATTTGGTATCAACAAAAACAGAACATAGAAACAATGATTTAGATATTGCTGTATCTACTTTAAATGAAACAATTAATTTCATTACCGATGTCATAGTAGCTAATTTAGGAATCACAAAATCAGATAAATTAGATGTGTTGATTAGCAAATATTCTACAAGGAATAATGTCTTAGATATCGGAATACTAAAACTACTCTCTAAATACAATAAGATGGATTTAGCAGTTATTACTTCATTAATTCAAAATTGTGTAATAGATTTGATACTGATTGCAACTAAATATGTCTACAGTGAGTATGATTTAATACTGAGTGCTAAGTCTATAGTTAATGCCTATTTGGATTCACATATAGGAGTGCCAGCATCATTCTCTACATACTCAAATTTAGATATTTATATATATTACGAAAGTGAATTTACTAAAAGCATCATAGTGAAAACTTTTGAGAAATCTCCTATAGTAGACAGAGGTAAGGTGTCAATTGAAGCTAAAAAAGATGTGGTTTCACTAGATGCTGAGAGAGAGACTTCTTCAGGTAATGTTAAGGCTAGTAGCAAGAATGTAATTGTAAAGTGGGTAGAATGAGCATATTAAAATTAGAAGAAGATAGTTATGGATATGACGTTAATTTGACTGCCAAACAGGGTGGTAGTGTAATAGACATTACTGGAATGGAGTTATGGTTTATAGTTGGTGATTTAGGAAGTTCAACATTATGGAGTGGTCAATGTTCAACAGTGGGGTTAGACCCGGCATTAGGGCAATGTAAATTTACAGTTCCTTCATCCCTTACAGCATCACCGGGAGTTTATCGTGGTGAATTGGAAATATTAACTACAGATAAGAAAATAGAATGTGATGAGATAGTCGTAGCTATAATGCCTACATTAAGTGGGAAATGGAAAGTATGAAGAAGTTTTACGATTTGTTATCTGATGAACAGAGGGATATACTTCGTTATTCAGTTGACATAGAAGCATTCATCAATGAAGTATTGGGACCCTATCATAATCCACCTTTACACGTCTATAAATTCCACAAGGAATGGTTAGATTACTTTCAGAATGAAAGATATTTCATGTTACTAGCACCAAGAAGACATGGAAAAACAAGTATGATTGGTGCTTATATCATATGGAGAATATTACTGAATCCAAGTATTACAGTATTCATTATCACACTCAATCAAGACAATGCAGATAAGATGATGTCTTTCATCAAAGACCACCTTGAAAGAAATCCACGTATCAAAGATTTATGGGGAGAACAAAGAGGTTACAGAGAATGGTCTCAATCCAAGATAAGAGTCGCAAAACAAGGATTGGGAATAAGAGAACCAACAGTTACAGTTCAAGGAGTAGACAGTTCTATGATAGGTTCTGGTTACGATTTGATTGTCTTGGATGATATTACTAATGACAAGAATAGTAGAACAGAAACACTCCGAAGTAGATTACGAGATAGATACAGGTCAGTCATATTACCAATGCTCAAACCTGACGGACAGATATTAGTCGTTGGGACAAGATGGCATTATGATGATATATATCACACACTCATGGAAAGTGGATTTAAACATAAAATATACAGAGCAATCATAGAACATCCAAAAGAAGGAAAACCTGCTAAGGTATTGTGGCCGGAGAAATGGACATATGACACACTCATAAACGAAAGGAAAGCTGCAATGGGGAACACCCTGTTTGCAATGCAATACCAGAATGAAGTATTGCCAGCAGAAGATGCAAAAATAAGATTAGAATGGATAACATCCAATTACTATACAGAAACAGAATCTGGAAAATACAAAATAATACGAGACGGAACTATAATAAATCCGGATTCATTAAGAATATACCAAGCATATGACTTATCAGCTGCAAGGAATAGAAAGGAGAAAGGAGACTGGTTTGTTGGGATTACAATAGGAATTGATGATAGTGGACATATATTTATATTACACATGCACAGAAATAAAGAGACATTCTTTAGGAAATTAGAGACTATCAATGAATTGTATCACACATACACTCCAATAAAAATAGGGATAGAAGCCAATGCTATGCAGAAGGAAATAAGAGATGCAATGAGTGGTTTATTAAGTCAACTACCTATAGTTCCTGTAAAGACGTCAACTTCAAAGGAAGCAAGATTTGAAAGATTAAGTGTATTATTTGAACAGGGAAAAATTCACCTCCCAAAGAATAAATATCCAGAATTAGTTGAAGAACTAATACAAGTTCCCAAAGGGGAATACGATGATTGTGTTGATGCACTAGCATTCGCTGTTTCTGTATCAGGAAGGTCCAAACCAAAGGATTGGAAAGCTGTCAGTGATTTGATTATTACGAAGAGAGTAGACATTATAATGTAGGAGGAATTAAGATGGATATTATAAAGATTAAAGACAAACCAATTAAGAATTACATAATAGCTGGGATGCAGAGTATCTCTAAATACAAAGGGGTTAAAATATTAGCAAGAGGAAGAAAATACAATGGTGTTGCAATTGATGTTGCATTGATTCTTTTACGTGGAACAGACATGAAATACGATATCAAAATCTATGACGAGGAATTTGATGGAAGAAAGGTATCCAGCATTGAGATAACGCTCAATTAAATAAAATAAGAAGGTAATAGAATGGTATTATGGAAAATAAATTTGGGTGACACTACATATATGGATAGGCAACTTGGAAGAGGAGGAGAATCTGCAACCTTTGTAGCTGGTGGAGGTAAAGGTGCATCATTTTCAATGCCATCCGGATTTAACAGAAATGAAGCAAGACTTAAATTATATTATGATTTACATTCAGGAGAAAACACTGTAAGTGCTGCCATCTATACTATTGCATTTAATACATGCATGACTGGTTATACATTACATGGAGATAAGAAATACGTTGAGAGAGTAAGAGACTTCTTAAGAAGAGTAGATTTAGAAGGAGTATTATTAGACAACACGATATTTGCACTTGTATTCGGAGATGCATTCATAGAAATAATATATGATAAGAAAGTGCCTTGGGATTTAAAAACATTAGACCCGAGATATATAAATATAGAATGGGACCCAAAAGGAGTTATTGAGAAATTCCAACAGAAGATGGGAGGTAAGGTATTAGCAGAGTTAGATGAAGATGAGATTATACAAATAGGATTCTTCCCGATACCCGGAAGTCCCTATCACATGTCATTGATAGAACCTTCTATAGAAATAGTTAAAAGGAAATTAAGGGCGGATGAAGCTATATCTTCTGCAATAGATAGACACGGAGTCATAAAATGGCATGTTATAGTTAACTCGAAGGGTGAATTGGGATATGTTGGAGAAGACTTGCCTACCAAAGAAGTGCTAGAAGAGATAGGAAAGAAGTTTGAAGACTTGAAACATCACAATGAAATAGTAACTGCAGATATAATAGAAATAAAACCATTGGATGCAAAAGGAGTTGAAAATGTAGAAGAGTATTATAATTACTTCCAAAGTTCTTTAGTCACAGGATTAATGTGTCCTCAAGAAGTGTTAGGAATTGGTTCACAATCCACAGAGGCAACTGCTTCAGTTAGACAGATATTCTTTGAGAGAATGATTAGAACATTCCAACATAGACTTGCAAAGATTATTGAAAAGAAACTATTTGACAGAATAACAGGTGTTCCCGGTGCAGTAAAGATAAAATTCAGGGGAACAACTGAAATAGATGAAGCAAAGAAATCAGAATGGATATCACGTATTATGAATGGATTGGCAGATATAACAAAAGCATATTCAGGTAAGGAAGGAGGTGGAGAGAAACCGTATACAGCAAAGGAAATGAGGAAAATCATAGACAGTTTGTTATCGCTATTACTGAGCGATGATGTATTACTTGCAGAGATTGAAGAAGGTGAAAGGAATGAATGATGAGAACTGGATAGATATATCTGACTGTGATGTTATATTAAAGACAGATGACGAGTATTGCATAAAAACAGGTGCTAGTGTAGAATTAGTAGTTAATGGTAAATCATCACACTACTATAAAATTGGAAAAGTGAGATGGTATATAGATAACCCCGGGAGAGGGAAGATAGAAGTCATTACAATGGATGAATCGATTGAATTTGAAAGTAAAGAAAATCCCAAACATGAAATAGATTTGAAATTCTCTCACATGCATATAATCTCAGATAATACGGGGTTGAATACTAAGATATATATAGTTAATGATGATTTTAAATATGAAATAACTAATCATGGAATTGGATATATATGTTTTGAATGTGGAGATGCAGATACCATAAATGATGTAGTTATAGAATTTGCTTAATATGAAAGATTGGACAAGAAGAATATTAATTGCTAAAAATGCAATAAATAGTGAAGGTAAACTTATACTCAAATCGAATGTTAGAGTATATAGGAACTGTTTAATATTAGCACCGGGTGAATATACAGATGGATTGTCTAACCAAACAGCGAGATATAAAGCTGATGTGTTAGAGAGATGTGCATTGAATTGGGATGAAACATATCTGAATTTAGACCACAATATATTTGAAACTCTTAAAAGGGTTGGGACTGTAGACCCAAAGGGTGCTAAAAACGGTAAAGTGTATGCAGATTTACGTATCATTAAATCAACACAAGCAGGGAGAGACATAATAGCATTGATAGATGCTAATTTAGTAACAGATTTAAGTGTAGAAATATACACAAAAGAACATTGGAACTCAAGAGATCATATTTATGACATAGATGAAATATTATTCACTGGATTAGCAATTGTTACCGAAGGTGCATGTGATAAAGCTAAAATCAATACAAGATGATTGGAATCGAATGCGATTTACAAAAAAGAAAAAACAGAGGAATAAAATGTCACATATGCACTCTGAATCGTTATCTAAAGTTAGGGTGCTATCTTGAAGTAGATGAGGAAGGATTAACTTTGCGTTATTTACAGTAGGTGATTCAATGACAGAAAGTAGGTTTCTACATGTTACAGGGTGTCCACTTTGTGAGTATTTCACAACAACTAAATTAGATGATGTAAGAGTCTATCATATTTCAAAGTCATTCATAGTCATAGAATGCCCGAAATGTAATAGACCACTTGTAATCTCAAGAAATCATATCTCTCGTTCTGCAGATTTAGGAACCGAGGATTGGGGATGGATACTCAAGGTTTGTAGAAAACTATTTGGGAATTCAATGAAATTAATAACATCTAAGAACGGTGAGGGTAAACGATTACGTGATATATTTCCATGTAGATTACCAGAAGACCATTGGTGTGCTCATATCGATATCTCAATGAAAGAATATTAGGTAAAAATGAAGGAATATAATCTTAATGAATTAAAAAATCTCACTAAAGAATTGGCAATTGGGATTCAAAAGAAGAAGAGTAATATATTTGATAAAATAAAATTCATATTCGATGGATTGCATTCTCCTATTGCTATAATAGACAATGAATACAGAATGATTTATCTGAATGATGAAATAAAGAAGTTAGCAAAAGAAGAAACAGGTGTTAATATAAAAGAAGGAGAGGTTTGTTATAAGGTTTTGTATGGAAGAAATAATGTGTGTGATGACTGTTTGGTAAGGAAGGCTCTAGAAACTAAAAAAGTAATAATCTCAAAAAGATGTTTACAGAATACAAAAGAAGAATTAATCATAACATGTATTCCACTGATATATAACGGTATATCTGGTGTAATAAAGATATTTGAAAAAGTTTAGGTTACTGTCTTATGTAATAAAAGGTTATCATGGGTATACATAACGAAATACTGAAGTTGAAAACTTTACACGACTTACTTTTGCGTATGGAAAATGAACTAGAAGACTCACATTAAAATTATAAGTTATTGAGATACAAAGAGCAATAATGGATGATTATGAGATTAAATTAGCGGAATGGAGAGGAGGTGTCATTAAGGCACTCGAGATATTAGATAAGAATGATGACGTGTTATTTGGGAAAGTAAATGATATCAACACAAAATTTGGAAAACAGTGTGTTGAAATTAAAGAATTAAAAATTAAATTAGAAAATCTTGCCCATGATGTGGGTGAGATAGAAGAATGGAGAGATTTTGTAAATCAAGAGAAACAAAAAATGAGACTTATATTCATAGGTGCATTCTTATCTTTCCTTGCACAAGTTACGATATTAATTATTACACTTCTCCTCCGCCAATAAGTATTATGCAGTTTGTAAAGAATAAGTAGAGTTTGTTATCACAATATTTAAATTGTCTTCTTAGGACAAAATTGTCTTGCATTAACAATTTAGACATGAAAAAAATAGTATTTAATATTAGAAAAACATCCTATAATCTATATAAATGGAAAGAGTTAGATAATGGAATACGTCTTAAGATAGGGTTTGATTCTATTGATAGTCCAGGAAGAATAGTTAGGTTGGAATTTATAGATTGGGAAAAAGAAGATGCAAAGAAGTGGATTGATAACAATCATCCATATCTTAAAACATTCAGAATTCATAAAATTCATGATTTAATAATCACATCACTTGGAAGTTGGGCAGCATATGGAAAAAGTGGCAAGAAACATTTCTCTTTATTAATTGAATGGAAAGGAAAGAAGATATGGTTAGACCCATCTGTTAATTATAATGATAAAGTAGATTTAATATTACTCTCCTCACCAGATAAAGACCATTATCTATATTTAGATAAATATCTTAAGAAACACCCAAATACAGAAGTATATTCAACTAAATCTGTAATAAAACTAATAGATACTAAATTTAAGGATAATCTAAAACCAATTAAAAAACCATTCAGTATAGATGGTTTGAAAATAATTGTCATAAGTATACCACTAATGGTCGGGAAACCTGCATGTGCATTCAAGATAGAAGCAGGGAAATATGACATCGGAATAGTTCCAGAATATGATAGACTTGGAAAACAGGAGAAATTATATTTGAAAAATACGATATTAATAGTAGGTGTTGGTGAATATGATACAAGAAAGAAGAATGACCACAAAGCAACATTCACAGAATTATTAGAATTATTAAAGGAGATTGAACCAAAATCAGTATATATAACAAATAAAAGAACATCATTAGTTAAACATTCAAAAGAAATTGAAGAATTCCTTAAGGAGTATAAAGGGAAGATTTTGAAAGATGGAAATAAGATAGTCCTCAAAGGAGACAAGATTAATGTTGTAGAGAAAATTAAAGACTTTACAGATTACAATCCAAGTAAAATGACAAGTGAACAACTTGCAGATGATTTAAGATTAATAGTTGCATATGTCTCCAAAAAGATTGAATGGGAAGAATGGTAGAAATGAGTTATGATTTACATGAAGTGTCGAAAGACGACTTGGTAGACACAGCTGTTGCAATTTACAAAGAGATATCAAAACGTATATCCGAAGGAAAGATGAATTATTCAGTTTCAGAAGATAAGTCTCCTGCATACGAAAAATTATGGGAAGAAGTATCCAAGAAATTAACAAAGGAAGAAATAGATATACTAACAGGTAAGACAGAGAAGTCACTTAAACCTCAATACACGTCAAGAGCAAAACCTGCATACAGATTTTACTTCGAGGAATTATCAGATAACCTTAAGAAACTTGGTTGGGATAATGAGAAGATATTAGTAGATACCAAGTGGGATGGTTTACGAATGACAGTCGGAAAAATAAATGGTAAAGGATTTGCGTTTGTAGACCCCGAAGGATTGAAGAAGAAAAGTCCAAATATATCAGATAGAATACCTGCAATCATCAAGGAAATGGAAGATAAATTCCCTGATAATACTGTATTGGATGCAGAATTTCTTGCATTACATCCGAATAAAAAGGAGATGTTACACCGAACAGTTGCAAACTCATTATTAAATTCAAAAGTGTCAGGTGAAGAATTAGAAAAGTATGCAATCATATTTATATTCGATGTGTTGTATTATGAGGGTCAAGATATAAGAGACCAACCACTTCACGAAAGATTAGAATATCTCAGTAGATTAAAAGATACAAAGCACATTTGGATAGAGAGGATATCAACCTCATTGAGTAAGAAGGCTGATGGGTATATAGTTAAAGGAAGTGAAGCTAAAAAGATACAGAAGATTGCAGAGATATTCAGGGGTGCAAAGAATGGTAGACCGAAATATGCATCAGAAGGAATCATGATTAAGAGATTAAACCACCCATATGAATGTCCTCAAAACAAAGGCTGGGCAAAAACAAAGTATTATCATGAATTGGATTTGAGAATAATAGAAAAGAAGACAGTCAAAGGAACAAAGAATGTATATAATTACTATTTAGGTTATGATATTCCAAAGGAATACGCAACTGCATATTTAGATATGACTACAAAAGATTGGTATGGTATAGTTAAGTGCTTCAAAGATGGAAAGATAATAGCAACAGGTAAAGATTGTAAGGATTATCTGAACAAAGAGGGTTATAAGTTTATTGCATTTATGGGTAAATCTGACAATTCAAAAGAAACAACTCCATTAAAAGTCGGAGATATATTACGAATTGCGGCAGAAGAAGTATTGAAATTTGAGAATTCTAAAAATCCAAAATATCCAAGATATTCATTCTACATAGGAAGAGTATTAGAACCAATACCTGAAAAGAATGTTACTGACAGTATTGCAGTCATAGATAAGTTATCATCTTTTGAACCTAAAAGGATTCCAATAGATGAATTAAAACACATTAAAGAAATGGTGGAGAAGAGTATGAAAATTACTAAATCACAAATATTAGAATGGGTAGAAGAAGGTAAGATACCAAAGGATGTATATAAGAGTATTGCTAAAGACAACCAACCGTTACCTAAAGACTTCTATGTTGATTACGATGAAGGTATTGCGTGGGCACAGATGCACATTCGTGGTCTTAATCCAGAAGATACTAAAGCATATAAATCAGGTAAACTATCATTTGTAGACTTGATTGATGGGCATTCCATTCATGTGGATTTACGAATGAAATTTAAAAAGAGATTCATTCAATGGGTAATTACACAAGATAAAATAAAAGATTATTTTGATACAATAATAGGAAGAATAGATAGCAAAACTGGAAATGTTTCTAAGGGATTAGCAATAGTTAAACCATCTGCAGAAGAACCAACAAAAACAATTAAAAAATCTAAAGAAGATGAATTGATTATTAGTAAAGAAGATGCAAAGAAGATTGAAGAGTATGTATTATTTAACAAATCTTATATAATACCTGCAGGTGAAGTGGGGAGTACTGCATACAAAGATGCATTTATGTGTACGATATGGTTGGGTAATGTAAAGGCTGGGTTGCAAAGAGAAGATGCTCACGAATATTTCCTATCACCAAACAGTGAGATTCCAGATAAGAATAAGGAATTGTTTAATGGTAGATTCATAGTTAGAGCATTCAAGGCAGATAAAGACAAGAGATGGTGGATATGGAAAGCAACAAACAACCCTAAACCATTGGACCCAATTGAACATGCAGATACAGGGCATTATTATCCAATCCCTGCTGATAAAATAAAAGAATTCGGAAGGGAGAGACACAGGGATGAAAGTAAACGGAAGTATGTAAGTAAGTTAAAGTAGTCTGGTAAGGACAGGATAATAAAATTAAAATGGGATTTAAAATATGGGGTTATGATGTAGACGATACATCTACGACAAAAGATGTAGGCGTAAAGGAAATAGATAGTAGCTACTATGGATTAGTCACATGGAGTAAAGGTAAGAGTGTAATACTCTCTGGAAAGGATACAATTGCCAGTGGGCAATTACAAATATACGGTGGTTCAAGTGTTGCATGTGATAATGTATGGGCTACTATAGACAGGGATTGCTATTTAGTTAAATCAGGAAATACTTTAGGTGCACTACTTACTTCAGGTAATACAATTTATGACATTCCAGCAGAGAATATAAATACACTTTATTTCTATATACCCTATGTATCTGGTGCCAGTTCATTCAATATACATTGGACAGTATTCGGATAAACTAAATTAGATGGAACTGAATTTAGAATATATCAAAGAATTATCTGACATCGGAGAGAAATTATATTCAGAATATTCTCCAGTACCAACTTCAGATAGGGGTGATGGAGAAATTAAATTTAAATTAGATGATATACTTTCCAAGATTAAACCCTTTGCAATAAAAAAGCCTGCAATAAGTATTGTAGGTAGTCTTGCAGTTCATGGTGAAAGTGATAATGACATTGATATATTAATAAGCGGAAAATACACCGATAGAGATTTAGAAGCAATCAAATTCAGATTATACAGAATGTTTTCAGATATTCTTGATGTGAAATATGATGACATAACAAATTACCTTCAGATTCACCACCAAGAAGGTGAGGGAAGTTATACAACATATGTTCCATTATATGAATTAAGATTAGAGCCGATTAAGAACACGAATAGAGTGGAAATGCATAAGAATGCAGAATTCGTAGGTAATTTCAAGGTTATATCAAAATCTGAAGAAGATAGAGTCATAGCAGGATATGCAAATGTAACAATTATAGACAATGAAAACCAATATATCCCTCCTGAAGTGTTAAAGGCAGGGATGGAGTCATTATTAGAGGATGATGGATTCTATGCCAATGTTATGGTTGTTCACAATAACATTCAGGTTGGAAGAATCATACCAGAATATAAGGGATATAAAACTCACGTAGATGAAAATGGATTATTCATAGTCGTAAAAATCAGAAAGAAATTAAAATTTGCAGATATAGTATGGGAAAAGATTATAAATGGAGAGTTAACAGGATTCTCTATTGCAGGGGAATTAATATCATGGCATGATGAATGTGATGATGTGAAATGTTGGAAAGTCGTTGATAAGATTAATCTGTTTGAAGTGTCTATAACATCGACACCAGTGAACGAGTTATCACAATTTGAAGTGATATCTAAGTCTTCATTAAAGGATGTAAGTAATGAGAATGTAAGTGAGGAAAAGTCAAATAATAATAAGATAACTATGGAAGAAGAGAATAAAGAAAACTGCACATGCATTGAAGAAAAATCAGAGAACACAGAAGAAGAGGAAAACATTGAAATAATAGAAGAGAGTAATGAGGAAGTAGTCGGTTTATCAGAATACACTGATTTTATAAAGGATTACATAAAGGAACATCCCGGTGCGACAATAGAAGAAGCCGCAGAAGCATGGAAGAAAAAGAAAGGTAAGACAGAGAAGGCAGAAAAAGAGGAAGACGAAGAGGAAGAATCAGAGAAGGAAGAGAAATCAGAAACAGAAGAGGAAGAGGATGAATACCCAAATCCTGAAGAGGAGGAGAAGAGTCTCATTGATACGATGATTGAGAAGATATCAAGTGTTGTCGAGAAAACAGATATTGATACTGGATTAAAGAAAGATTTAACTGAATTACTTGAAATGATGAAGGAATTTAAAAAGAAATATCCAGAACCTGAAAATGAATACCCATATCCTGAAAAGAGTATGGAAGCAATGATGAAGTCTATTGAATCATTAAAGGCAGATATAGAGGTTTTGAAGTCAGAGAAGGATAAAGAATCTGAAATAGAGGAATTACGTAAATCAAATGAAGAGAAGGATGACTTGATTGCTAAATTGGAAAAGGAATTAGAGGAAACAGGTAAAAAGATTGAGATTCTTGAAAAATCTCATACACCTAATCCTAAAGCAAACATATTTACAGAAGAAGGAA